CCCAGCCGCCTTGCTTGGCCTTCTGCAGGGCGAAGTCGATCGTTGCCTTCTCGTTGCGTGGATCAAGTGGATCGAGACCGGTTTTCTTCTGGAACTCGTTGCCGAGACCGCCGCCCGTGAAAAGCTGGAACGCTCCGCCGGACTTGCCCTTGTCGCCATAAAAGCTGCTCAGGCCCTCGGAGGCTGCCACGCGCACTGCCACTTCGGGGTCAACACCGATACGCGCCGCCGCCTCGCGGATATAGGGGGTCACGCCGCGCGGGTCGCTGAAATTGGCTGCCCGTGGAGTTGGTCCTCCGCCGGCACCGGCGACAGCGAAGCCACCGCTCGGCGCGCCCTCATCGGGTGGGCCGTAAATAGCGGCTCGGCGGTATTGTCCGATCCGGCCACGCTCGCCGCCGAGATCGAAATGCATCAGGTCGGGCTCGTTCGGGTTTCTGGCCGATGTACCGAAGGCGCCGCCCCAAGCTAACTTGCCGGTTAGCTCGGGGCGCATTGTGTTCTGGTAGCTGTAAGCCGCCTGCGCGAGCTGGGTGTAAAGGCCGGTGCTGTCGGGTCCGCGGTTGGGGATGGCGCGGCCCCGCGGGTCAATGATCTGCCAGTCAGCAGCGAGCCCCTTCGGGTGCTGGCCAGTGCCGTGACTGCGCACGCCGGACGTCGGCTGTAGTGTATAGCCTTCCGGCAGCACGCGGGCGGCGGCGGTCATGATGTCAAGCAGGCGCGGGTCGACGCCGGTCAGGTCGCGGCCGGCCACGATGCGGTTGGCGGTGGCCTGCTCGCGGGTCGGCTCCCCTGCAGACGGTCCTAGCACGAAGCTCTGTGGTGCCCCGGTCGGAAGTCTGGCGGGCGACTCGAACACGCCCGGCAAGGCCGCGGTACGCGTGCGCGCCTCCGGCGGTGGTGCGTCACTGGCCACACCCGGAGCGGCGGCGACCCGCGTCATTTGCGGGGTAAGCGCCTGCGGTCCTACGGGTCCCTTGGGCGGGATTAGCAGCGGGGCTTGAAGCGGCGGTGTTTGCTGGGTGCTTGGCCTGGGATCAAAGGCGCTGGCATCCGGCACCGGAGCCCCAACAGGAGCCGGGGCCATCTGCGCCGGCTGGCTGGCAGCCTGCGCGTCAGTTACCGGCCGCGCCTGCACCGTGCTGACCGGCGGCTCGACGATCGGCGGCGGTGATGTATTCGCTATGGCTGGGGTGACTGTACCACCACCACCACCCGGCGCGTATGAGGTGTCGGGGGGAGCGCCTGCGGCTGCAGCGCCTTCGGCCGCCGAGACTCCACGTTCGGCTTGGCTCAACTGCCAGTCGTTGATGCGGCTGCCGATTGCATCGCCCAGATACGTCAGCCCCTCGCCCACATTTTTTGGAAAGCCCATATTCCTGCTCGCCATCGCGGCGGCGATCGCGCGGCGGCGCTTTAACTCCTCATAGGTAATGCCGGTGCTGCCGCCGAAGATGAAGCTAATGGGGTCCTCAGCCATCTCACGCGCCCCTCAAGATGCTGCCCATGACCCGGCCAGTGTCGATGTACTTCACGCCCTCACGGGTCTTGACCGCGCGCTTGTCGATATTCTCCACGTCCTGCGCCATCGGGCCGAGATGGCGGCGCTTCTCGGGGTCGGCCTTGTAGGCGTAATCGTAGATCGGCAGCTCTTTGCGCTCGCCGTCGTCGTTGGCCGCAAACACCGTCGCAATTTTATGGGCGTCCTCTTTCTCACGGCGGTCGGACTTCAGCATGCCTCCAGCTAATCCGAAGATGCCGCCCATCAGCGCCTGCTGCTGCGCGCTCTCCTGCTTGTAGATGTCCATTTCCTGGTTGAAGCGGGTGTTGATCAGCCCGGCCACGTCGGTGGTCGGGATCTGCGGTTGTTGGGCGTTAATGAAGTTGGGATTTTGGACCTGCGACCCGCTCATCAGCGCCGAGATCTCGTTAATCGGCTGGTTGCGGGCCTGGTACTGCTCGGTAATGTACTGGTTACGCGCCATGTTCTGCGCGTTGAAGCCCGACTGCGCCTGCGCCAACTGCTGCGCCAGCCCGCTCTGCTCGAACTGTCCGCGCAGCGCCGCCTGCTGGAAGTTCTGCCCCTGCGCCTGGTTTGCGAACGAGCCACGGCCCATGGCCTGCTCGTAGGCCTGCTGCTGCGCGGTGTTCTGGAACCCGGCCTGCTTGGCGGCCATGTCCATCATGCGCTGCTGCTCTTGGCCGCCCATGGCAATGACGCCCAGCCGCGCGTCGGTAGACTGGCGATTTCTGTCGTCCATCGCCGCCGCATAGGCCTTGCTGCCATAGCGAATGCCTTGGTCGGCCAGCTGCTGCCTGGTTGTCTCCATATCGCGTTGGAGCTGCGGGTTGAGCCGCCCATAGAGCGCGTCTTCGACGCGGGAGCGGTCAGCTGAGAAGCTGTCCTGTGGCCCGTAAGAGCGCGTGATCTCGCCGGCGTCCCCGAATGTGGACTGCTGCTGCCCGACGTCGGCAAATGTCGTCGGTGCCTTTTGGATGCCGGTAATGGCGCTGGCGTCGCCCGCCGCCGGCGCGTTGGCCAGGTTGAAGTCGCTCGACAGGTGTTGCGATAGCCGCCCCGACTGGTAGTTGGCCATGCCGGCCAGGTTCATCTGGGCGGCGGTGTTCTGGTCCTGGATTGCTTGCTGCTGCGGGCTCAGGATCTGAGTGGCTGAGAACGTTGGGATATCAACGTTCAAGCCGGTGTACGGATCGTGCCAGGTGTGGTTGCCGGTGACGTCGTACCGCAGACTGCCCTGCGGCGTGTACTGGTTGACGTTGCCCAAAAACGAGTTGGCAATGGCCGTCCCGACATTGGTCGAGGTACTGGCCTTGGCGGTCTCGACCGGGTTGGGCGGCGGTGGGGGACTTGGCTTGCCCGTCGGAGCCTCCCGTCAGTAAGGCCGCTGCGGCGGCATTGGCATTTGCTGCATCGGCATCTGCTGCTGCTGCATCGGCATCTGCGGCGGGGCACCCATTGGCGGCATCTGCCCCATAGGAGCAGGCGGGGCCGCAGCAGGAGCCGGCGCAGGAGCCGACCCCGGAGTGCCGCCGCCCATCATCGGCAGCGGCTGCTGCATCGGCATCTGCGGCATCTGCGGCACTTGCGTGCGCGGCTCGGGGTTGCCGACATTCATTAGCGCCGCCGTAATGGCGTTGCGTTGCAGGTCTTGCTGATCGCTTGGCTGCCCGTAGGCCATCAGCTTTTTCCCATGTACGCCGACCAAGGGCTCGCGCTTGGGTAGGACGGAGCGGCATCCGGGGCTTGGATATCCCAGCCGTTCGCCATCTGCTCGCGCCGGCCAGGAACCACGCCCGTGCCCGCCCAGCCTGCCAGGCCTGCCGGCCCGCTCCATCCCAGCCCGCCCATGCCGCTGCCGCCGGACGGCTTTAAGGTCGGAGACGCCATAGGCGCTGCCGCTGCCATGGGTGCTGCCGGTGCCGCCACTGGCGCTGCTGGTGCGGCCATTAGCATTGACGCTGGCAAGGGTGCGTTAGTCCCCATCCCCGGATAAAACGGGGCGGCGTCCGGGGCTTGGATATTCCAGCCGTTCGCCATCTGCTCCCGCCGGCCAGGAACCACGCCCGTCCCCGCCCAGCCTGCCAAGCCTGCAGGTCCGCTCCAGCCAGGTCCGCCCAGACTGCCGCCGCCAGCCAACTTGCTGGCTTGGGCTTGTGCCTGTAGCGCGCCATGATCGACCTGTTCGCCGCGCATGATCTGGGCAGCAATGGCGTCTCGATTTCCGGGCATCAGGCGGCCTCCTCGTGCTCGATCTGCTGCAGATGATGTCCGAAACGGCGGCTGAATTTGCTGTTTTCCCACGCCTCGCGCGTCAGCATGCACAAGACACCGTCGCGCTCGCGCCCAAATAATCTGGGTATCTTGATGAAGGCGTAATTACCCTGCGCGAGCTGGCGCAGTTGGCGCTCGTCGTCGGCCGGCACGCGCTGCACCAGCATCTGCACGCCAACCTGCAGGAACGGATACTGGAACATGCGCGCCAACGTCTCGCGTGTGAACCAGCGCGGTGTGATCGACGCCCCCGACAGCTCGATGATGCCGGCCTCGGGCTCGTAGTTGTGAAACACCAGCCCCCCGATCAGTACGCCGCGCTCATCAATGACGCCGATGGCCTTGGCGTTGGGGCCGAACCCGCGGCGCGCATGCGGGATCAGCCGCGCCACGAAGTCGCTCACCACTTGATCGTGCCCGTAGACGTAGCGCAGCATCAGCCACCACCGTCATAGAACGAGGGCGCAGAATAGCCGCCGTACATGCCAGCCATGCCATACGGGTCCATCTTCGGCTTGTAGAAGGCGTCCTTCAGGCCTTGGTTTTCCAGCAATCGCGCGGCGATGGCTTCCCGCCGCGCGCCGATATCGTAAGGCCCGCCTTGGGCGGCCGCCCGCAACACTTCGGGATCAACCGGGCCACGGGCGTCACCAAAGGCAATGTCGTCCGGCACTCGGCCCTCGCCATACATGCCCGCACCCCTGCCGCCGCCGCCGCGGCGCATGCTGGTGTAAGGGTCTTCTGGCGGCTGCCACACCGACGGCATGCGGGTTTCGTCGATCATGCCAGGCGTGACCGCACGGTTCTGCCCCATCCAGCTGCTAACTGCCGCGTTGCTGGGCGCGTAACCATGCACGTAGGCCGGAGCGAAGAGGCCGCCCAACGCGCCTTCCGGGTTGTAGTTCTGGTTCAGGTCTTCGACTGCCATGAATGCCTCGCTAGACCGTGACGCCGCCACGCACGAAGGTGATGTCCATCGCAATCATCTCGACATTTGGCCGAATCGTTTGCGCGACCGTCACCTGGACGATCGGCGCCAGCGTGTAACCAGTCACCCCGACCGAGATCCAGCCGGTGCTGCGGGTGGTAATCGTCTTGGTCGCCCCCTGGTCCCACTTGGCCTGATCCCAGAGCCCTTGGTCCCAAGTGTCCTCGCCGGCCACGTCTGCACCCGCCTGTGGCGGCTGCGGCAGCTTGATGGTGTAATCGGCGGCGGCGGAAATCTGCGGAATGAACGGCTCGTTCGAGCCAACCTGAAACACCGCCCGTGCCTGCTTCCAGGTCGTGGTGGCGGTGTGCTGCTGCAACACGCCCCAGCCGCCCACCAGCGTGGCGACATACGGCTTGCCGTCATCCCGCCCCGTGCGATCGGCTTGCATGACGTAGCCGTCAGTCGTCCCGAAGAACATGTCAGTGCGCAGTTGGAGAAAGCAGGTAGCGTCCCACCCAACAAACCTTGACCACGCCAGCGTGACCGCATTGGCGACGGCGCAATAGCCGGGACGGCTGCCGGGCCAGCTCACGAAAATGGCGCCGTACTCGTCCCATTTTTTCAGGGTCCAGTTCCACTCGCGCTTGGTCGCTACCTCCTCGCGCCACGTGTGGTTGATCGCGTGCGTGATGGCGGCCAACTGCAGCTTGGTGCCTTCCTTGGTAATCGCAGCGGTGACCGGGATAATGCCGTCGACGGTGGCAATCAGCAGATCGCCGCCGACCGCCATATGGGCGTTCTTGCCCATTGGCGGCGGGACCTGAAACCGCCCTTCCTGCCGCCATGTAGTCGGATTGCCGGGATCAGAGCCGGTAAAGACGATGACCTCGCCCAGCGTGGTCACGAACAAGATCTTGTCGTCGACACCGTCGCCCGCATCCATCGACAGCACGGCGGAGAACAGCAGCTTGCCACCACGATTGGCGGCGCCGGACAGCGGGATCATCTCCAGCAACCCGCCCACCGCGTTGAGCGGCAGATACCAGGCGTTCATCGAGTTGATTTCGATGAAATACAGTCGGTTCCTATACTTGGTGACGTGAACCAAACCGCCGCCGTGCTCGACGACGGAGTCAACCGGCCCGGTGATCTTGCTCGGCTTGCCGGCCGTTACAGGATCGTAGGCCTCGTCGAGCGTCTCCCAGACCGCGCCGTCAAAGCGCAGCGGGGCGTCGCCGGCGTCGTTCACTGCAATCAGCCACTCGTCGCCAGCATTAGCGAACTGAGTGGCGGTGTAGTTGCCAGAGCCGTGTGGGGTTTTCACCACCGCCGCCGGACCGCCAAAGGTCACGTCGTACAGCCCAGTTGCGTTGGCAGCGAACATGCGCTGCGCCGAGTGGGTGATGTACTCAAACCCGGAAATCACCGGCGTGCGCTCGGGCAGCGTCGACCACTTGATGCAGCCGCCGCGCAGCTTGACGCCGCGCATGGTCGGCACCCAGTTGTCGCAAATGAGCGCCGCACCTGGCTGCATGAACGCAAAATTCTCGCTCTCGATAATGCCGCGCGTGGGCGCTGGCAGCGTCACGGCCTGGCTGCGATTGGCGACCTGACCCGGCACCGGCTGGCGGCGAAAAGCAGCGTGGTTGCTCATGGCCCGATCCACGTCTGCGGGCCGAACATGCCGTGGGAAATCGGCAGGGTGCCAACAATGATCGGAGCCGGACTATCCGCACCTGCTGCCATGGCCAGCGCGTCGCTATAGGTGCCCATGGCCTCGGCGTAAGGTTGGCCCTTGCTCTCCAGCCAGGCCCAGATCAGGCCCAGTTTGAGCAACCGCTCGTCGAGCCGAAAGGTATCGTTGTCGGACTGGAAAGCCTCGCCGTAGCCGCCGGAGGCGAGCGCAATCGGGTTCTTGTCGATGTAAATGAACGAAGCGGTCTCGCCCAGCGTCAGTGCCGGGCGCAGGTGCATGGCGCCGCCCAGCATCGTCCACTCGCCCCAGGTACTGCCCCAACTGCCCGGCACACCACGCTGCAACCACTCGTCGGCGTCGGGGATAAACCGCATCGGCCCGCTGCCAGAGGAGCGCCAGACGTTGCTGGTGAGCGTCATGCGGCGATAGTTGGCGGGCAGCGGGAACGCCGTCTGCACACCGTCGCCCACGAACACGCATTGGGTCTTGAGCGCGGTCCAGTCGCGGAAATCGGTGGCAATGCGCTGGGCCAGTTCGTTGGCCTTGGCCACCATCTCCTGCATGGTGCGGTCGGCGGCAATGCCGGCAAAGATCGACGACGGCAGCGGGACGCCTACGGTGGCGCAGACGTCGCGAATGACCGTCGTGATTGTCACGCGGCTGCCGCCTTCGGCGTGATGTTCTGCGCCATCCGCACCAGCACTTTGCGGTTCATCGAACCGTGCGGCGCGTGGCCGGTGTTGGTCGTGATGTAGTCGCGCAATTCATCCAGCGTCATGCTGGCGAATTGCCCCTCGGCGTTTGCCGGCTCCTTGGCATGCTGCGCATCTTCTTCGAGCACGGCGTTGCGCGCACGCAGCGCCTCCAGCTCGGCCTGCATGGCGAGATTGGGGGCGCCGCGCTTGCTCTCCTCGATATAGGCCATGCACTGGTTTTTCAGCTCACGCCCGCCCGGGCCCAGGTTTTTCAGTTCCGCACCGTCGATGATCGCCAGTGCCTCGACCGTGTAGATGTTGAGCGCCCGCAATTCAGCGCGCTTGCTATCAGTGAGAAAGCGAACCTCAGTGAGTGGCGTGCCCGCCTTGGTCTGCGCCTGCTGCGCCTTGAACTGCCGGTACTGGCGCGGAAACCGTTCGGCGTAGGTGACCTCGACCTGCTGGCCGGTTTCCGGGTCGGTCTCCCAGTGCGAGCGCGCCAGTGCCGGTTGCACAGTGTAATCACGTGCGCCGGCGGCGCGGATTTCGCAGACTTCCATGTCGTCGAACATGGGACGGCCGGCGATCTGCGTCTTGGTTGCATTGGGGACGATGTGGTTCTTGAAAAGCACGACCAGCCCGTCGTCGGGATCGTGTCGGCCTTGGGGTATAAATCGCATGGGCAACTCCTGGTTATGGGATGTCGCCGCCCCGCGTGGGGAAGCCGGGGATCACGCGGGACGGCGAACGCCTGTCCACACCCCAGTTGAGACGTGGACAGTATTCGCTATGCCGCTGGGTTACTGTCGTAGAGCCGCCAGTTGAACATCGGGTTGGTCATGGTCAGCTCGCCCATCCAGCCGATGAATTGCGCGACTGCGTCCTTGTCGATGGGCATCTGGCCGTCGCCCTCGAACAGCTTGTCGAAGTTGCGGTTCGGGTTGTAGCGAATGCGCAAGCTGTCAGTGTCGATGCCGAAGGTTGTGTTGGCCGGCATGTTGCTGCCCATGCCGCCGTCGAGCACGATCTCGGCGCGCTTGCCGCCGCCGATATATTCCAGTGCCGAGAACCCGAGCTGTCCAAGAGACGTGCTGTTGGTCTGTCGCTGGATCGCCACCGTTGCGGCGTCGTAAGCCGCGTAGTGCTCCGGCGACATGATCAGCAGGTCGGCGTGGTCGCGACCGCGGCTGTGCTTGCCCATGATGGCATTGAGCATCGGTCGAATGGTGGTGGCGTTGACCTGCGTGCCGATCGCCGGAAAAGCGGTGTTGGCGTTGTAGGTCGTCGTTTGCCAGATCACGTTGGCGGCACGGTCGATGCCACCGTAAATGCCGGTGTTGGTGGTGATCGGAATGGCAGTAGCCAGCCCAGTCAGTTGCTTGCCGCTGTTGGCGCTGCCATCGCTGTAGAGCGCCGCGTCCATGACGTCCTCCAGCGCCCGCTCGGCGGCACTGATGTAGGCGTCATAGACGTCCATCAGCTGGTTTTCGCCTTGGTTGTTCAGGATCTCCTGCATCGACAGGATGACCGGAACGACCACCATTTTGGGCGTGAACACGGCGTCATTGAACAGGTCGATCGCCGGGTTCAGCAGCTGATCATAGCCGCTGTACCATTGCGCGGCTTGCTTTGCGATTTGCAAAGTCTGGCGAATGGCGGGACCGCTATAGGTCTGCCAGTTGCCCTTGCGGCGCAGGACCGAGAGTAAAGCGTTATTGGAGGACACGAGGTCCTGGTAGGACGACGATCGCTCTTCGAGTGCCATGGACAGCACTTGCTGATAGGCGGCGACGGTATTGATGTTGGGCATTGGCCCCTCCGGTGAGACTGGTTACAGACCTCCATTCACCCGCTGGATCGCGCGCTGAATGGCATCGCGGCGTCCAACCGGCTTGCCGGAACGGCCTGCTCCGTTTGAGGGAGGGCTGTCGGGCGCACCTGCGATGGACTTGTCGGGCCGGGTCTGAGCCGGAGGGCTGCGGGTCTGAGCCGCGAGGGCAGTGCC